GATATTTCCAGCTCCCGGTTCACCAACAACGCTGTTTAGCCGGTTCATTTGCAAATCGTAAGTTGCTCCGGCTTCTGTTCCCAAAGGTCTGCCAGAAACAGAAATCAAAAGTTTTTTATGTTCATTTTTGAGCCTGTTCTGTAGTTGAGGGGACAAAAGATCACAAGGAAAGGATTGGATTGACGAAAGGCTTTCAGAATTTATAGGCAACGGCATTAAATTTACATCATTAAGTATAATCTTTTGACTGGATTTTTCAAGAGCCTGTGCCGAAGGATAGACCTTTTCCCTCCAATAGTCTCGGCGTAAAACATTACTGTGCTGATTGACAAATTCTTTCAGCTGTTTTTGCGCCGCTTGTCTCTTGCGAGAATACCTTTTCTTGTCCTCCGGAACTGCGGAACCTATCTCCAACCGTTTCCATTTTCGAACCTCCCTTTCCATTGCCCGCTGTTTTTGCTCCAGCCGGGAGTTTCGGCGTATTGTCTCCTTATTCATCGGTTTAGGCAATGTACTGATTCCTTCATACCACGTTGATAAGGTGTGGCGGCAGTTTGGGTGGAACAATCCGTTTTTTACTGCCACGGAAAGAAGCGGATACCAGTTCCCGTTTCTGTTTCTTCCCAGATCTCCGTTTTTTTCCCCAGCCCAGTCGCCCCATATATCGTCTATATATACTCTGCCCTGCCACGGCAGACAAGTCTCGGAACAGGCTCCGTATTGGGATACCAGGACGGTATCAATTCCCAGTTCAGCTCTCTTTTTAGCTTCTCCCTGTAAATAGGAGCGCGTAGCGGCTGTCCTAAGCTCCATCTGAACATAATCCGCAATGTTTACTCGTTTTCCGTCCTTGTACTCAATGCAGTTAATACCTTTACGCAGAAACTCTTCTGTTGCCATGTCAATTGCCTTGGGAAGAGTTACCGCGCCGGCCGCCATTGCCACATCAGCTTTATATACGGTCTGCCGGTACACATCGTCCATTAATCTGAGCGCCGCTGTTTCCGACTTTTTCTCCGTGTGCTGAATGTCGTGTATCAGGCTTTGAAGCCTTCGGTCATTCACGCCGAAAAAACTGCGTTCCGTAATATTACGGCTGGCTGGCGGGAAGTAATGCCCGGCTGTACGAAGGGTTTCTGTTTCCTGTTCTACCCGTTCCATTCCTTCGGCGTATTGATCCCGCAGCATAGCCTCTGTCTCCTGATCAATGACCGAAACATATCTTCCAATGATTCCTTGATTTTCTCGGCGAAAGGATTCTAGATTTTGTATTTTTTCTTCCTGCCATGCTGGCCACCGAAAGCCCTCTTTTTCTTCCCAAGCTTTATGGGCGGTTAAATTACGTCGAAGTGAGGCGATCAATTCAAGCTCGATTTGTACGAATAAATCAGACAGCTCACGCCAAGTCAATCAGCTCACCTCCCACAGAAGGAGGCTCCTCTACTACTTCAATTCCACGTGCCTTTTTAATTCTCGACACTTCTTCCTTTTTCCAGTTCTCGTCTTTTGAAGCGCCCCACAGCTCGTCCACCTGGCTTTCGATACTCATAATGGATGCGGTTGCCGCCTTCCCAATAGATTCGATTCTGGAATTGAAATCCGGCGCGCCGTACTCTCCAAAGCTTACGGTAGGATTATAAGCTTTCGCCGGAAGATTATGCATGTTGTCATAGGTCATGAGTATTGCGGACACCAACTGGGGAAGCACCTTTTCCAAAGTATCCGTAATAATATTTCTCGTATAGCCGGTTACATCCTTTTTTTCTCTCTGCGCCTCTCCAGACGCGGTTTTGCTTACGTCAATACCGAGAGTGGCGGGAGAAATAATCCCTTGCAGGCACATATCAAGCATTGCCGTATAGGTAGACAAGTAGGCTTCATACCTAATCTCCGGCTGAATGGTTTCGATCTTGTCGTTAGACTGAGAGCCATCGTCTCCTTCTACAGCTACAAAGTTCGTACCAAACGAGTTTACCGCTCCAAGATCACCGTTAATTGGATTTCTTGGGATCATGGTCTCTGGTATGTATTTCTGCACTCTGCCAGCCCGGACAGCGTCAATCCATTGGCTGATCGTCTCATCGAAAGCATCAAACACTCCCGTTTTTCCATCGTAAATGGATTTTCCGCGCCCCGGGAACCGTGGGTTTTTATAAATCACTAAAGGAACGGCCAAAAGATAATCCCCTGAAACCACCGTGGTCTTCAAATCCGCCAATTCCTTTACTGTTGACAAAGGGATTTCTTTGCCCTTTTCAAATAAGGCGTAAGATACGCAAGCGCATTTTTCGCCGTCCTGATCCTTGGTTTTTGCGTATCGCTCTCTAAGCCGGTATTCGTTTTTTCCCGAATTAATCTTAGTCCAAAAGTCAACGCCGTACACATAACCGTGTTTTGTTAAAAAATCCACCCGGTCCGCGGGATAAAACTCCACAATCGGATAAGGCGATACATCGGTATCAACTGAAATTTTAAACGCGCCGTCGTCTGAGCTTAGCGCGTCTCTTACCGCCTGCCCGACTAAATCATCAAAGCCGATTTTTTCGGATATTTCATTCCATTTATTTTTGCTTTCTTCGTCGTCTTCAAATTCGATCTCATTCAAATCCGACTTTACAATATAGGAGAGGGTATCGACAATCATTGCCGGAAGCCCGCTGTGAATTTTTCTGATGTTTTCAGTTTCCGGCACTGCCGCCCAAAACCTTGAGCTTTCACCGTATCCAACGCCGATCTGCTTATACAGCTGTTCCAGTTCATAAGCGTCGCCGCGATACCATATCTTATTCCTGATTACTTCGGTTTCAAAGCTTAAAGGTTCATTGATCGTAATAGACCTATTATCTGCCGGTATGATATCCAGCCAATTTCTAATCATTTCCTTAAACCACCCCATTTTATCCCCGCTTTCATGATCTGTGTAATTTTTTTCTCAAAACAGTATTTACAAAGTATCGGATATCGTCCATAGCATGATCGTTTTCCTTGATCGGCTTATCGGATTCGCCTTTTTCGTCCCAAGAATAGCTTCCAAATTCCCGAATAGCGTCTTCACAGGAAGAAGAAAACTTTAACCGCCCTGTATTCAGCGCCGTAGCTACATTGCGTATTCCTTCCAACACGTCGTTGTTTGCGTGGTGAACCCGAAACCGTCCATGCCGCTTAATGCAGGTAATAAAAGAAGATGCCGACGGGTCGATAATAATCCGCTCTATGTATTTATCACCTGCAAAGTTTTCCAAATCCGCATAATATTCCTCGTCTGTTTTGGGCAGCGCATTTTTTCTTCCGGAATAGTAGTATTCTTTTTCTCTGTAGGCGATTCCTTCAGGCGTTACCAGCCATAGTCCTGCGGAAAACGGATTATAGGTGCCGTAATCAATGCTGATATAATATTCTCCATTGTCCGGAAAGGAATCTGTGACGTGCTTATCCCTTCGAAACATGGGATAAATAAGCCCCTCGGCCCGTACCCATTCGCCTTTAATATACCGGTCATAAAACACACCAGAATATAGGCTGTAATATCGTTCTAAAACCTCTGGAGAAAGCGAAGGATTGTCCTCCATCAAAAAGTGAAGGTGAAGAGCGTTCTTTTCTTCTGCACATAAAATCCATTCCTGATAAAACCAATGAGAAGGAGCGTCCGGGTTGCAGTTAAACCAGAAACGCGATCCTTCCACAGAGCATCTAGCTAATGCCTGTTCCACAAAAGAACGCGGCATAAGGGCAACCTCGTCGAGGAAAACGCCAGCCAATGTAATGCCCTGTATTAATGCCGCAGAGCCTTCATCTTTGCCGCCAAACACATAAAAGTAATTTGTTTTCCTTCCTCTGGTTACCGTAAGCAAATGGTTTGTGAATGACCAGGACAATTGATATCTGTTTTTTACAAGATACCTTACTGACAACAGCGGAGTAATTACGTTTCTAACTGCGGATTGTACGGTCTTTCCGCAAATCGAAAAATTCCTTTGATTAAATTCGTTCATAGCCCATATGATAAAGGCCAGCGACATCACAGAGGTTTTGCCCGACCGAACCGCGCCGTCACAGATCAAAGCCTGGTAACTAGTTTTTGAAAACGTCAGAATCTGTATTTGTTTATTCGACAAGCCTTCCGCCATCGCTGATCACCTTTTCAATGCTTTTTGTTAACGGGTCATCTTCTATTTCTTGGTCAATTCCATTTGTGTTTCTATCAAACATACCTAGATGCTTACCAATCAGCTCTAGGGCTTTGAGTTTATCGGCCAACCGTATTTCCGTTCCGTTTTGTGTTTCTTTAATTGAAACAACCGCAGCTTTTTGCGATTCTGTAAGCTCATCGGTAGAAACAAAATCAACCCCGCCGCCTGGCACTATTTTTGCGTAATCTGTTGCCCTCGCAAATCCAATAGCCGCTAATTCTTGGATTACCCGATCCTGAGTGATTTCGGTACGCTGTTCACGCGCTTGCTTTCGTTGTTGAATTGCTTTCTGAATTAAAGGTTTTCTAAGGTTTTCAGTTCCAATAGAAAACGCGGTTTTTTCACTGTATCCCGCTCGAATCGCCGCTTGTGTAGCGTTTAAATCTATCAGATATTCATCTACAAATCTTTGCTGTTTCGCAGTTAATTTCGCCATATCACCACCACAATTTCAGGATAAATAGAAAGACCGCAAAGCCGTTAGGCCTGCGGTCCTTAGGAAAGGAGGTCAATGAACCTTGTACACTTTTCTATGATCTTATTATATCCTATGTTTTTGAAAAAAACTTCCCTTCTTTTTCCCATCAGCATTCCATAATTCCGTACATGGTAACAGTAAAATAATAAAGTGCTTCATCTTTTATTCTGTATACTTGAGAAGTTTCAATGTGATATTTTTCCATCAGCCTTTCCACGTGTCCGTCATGGCGGTCTATGTAAAACTCTGTGAGAAAGTCTTTTTGTACCTCAGTTATTCCGTCCAGCCCTTTCTCGATGAGTGCGACAATCCGCCGGGTCGCGGAGTAGGCCAGGGATAAGCGCTTAGTTTTCACAATATTATCAATCCAACGATCTTCAGTTTTACTCCCGCCGCCTTTCACTGGCTCAGAATCAGCAGTACAAGCCTTGATAGATTCCTGTTCTAATCGCAAAGTTAAAATCTGATCTCGAAGATTATTTAAAGATGCTTTACGCTTCATGTAGCATCTAAGATCGTTTTCAGCTTCTTTTTTCCAGTTCAATTTTTCAACCTCCTGACAGTCTTTTTGTCGCACTTCTCCGGCGGGCAGCCTCTAGGCTTACCGGTATCATAGCAATATAGGCAGTAGCGTTGCTGCCCGGAACCCTCAAAAGTTAGAGGTCTGTTATAGATACAGCCTTTACAGCTTTTTCTATTTCCGCTTTGTGGCCAGCCCTATGTCCTGAGCCTCCTTGCAGTAGAAGTCGTCTTGTTTGTTAGTATGCCAGAAAATAGAATCCCCGGTCACATCACATTCGATATGGGAGAAAGGGCACTCTTTCTTATGCCTATGTACGCAGTCCTTGCAAGTGGTGTGCGGTTTGGGCGGGTCTTTGCTTGCCACCAGAACGGAACAAAGCAAGAAGCCTAACGGTGCGCCTAAAAAGTACCCTAAAACTAATAATTGCCAGCCTGCCATATTAATTCTCCTTCCTTTCACCGTAGCTGCAAAAGTCGTCGTCACAAATTTCCATTCCAGACGCAGGACAAATCAAAAAACCGTCAATGACCTCTGCACTTGCTTTGTATACACAATCCTTACACCTAACTACGGGGACAGCATCGTTTAAATGCAGTTTCATTAATTCCGATATTGGTGTATACTCTCCGCAGCCAAAACAGCCAATAGCAAGAACTCCATTAACGATATCAATATCAAGAGCATCACCACACTTAGGACACCAAATTCCATTTTCAGCGGCTAATCCTCCGTTAACCGCGCTTAGGGTCTCCTTTATTGTTTCCGGCTCAAGGCCTGTGTCCTCATAAGCCTTTAAACGTTCCCATACTTTACGCTGAGAGCAGTATCCGTCCTCACAGAAACTGCCTCCCGGTATCTCCCGGCACATTGCTATATCGCAAAAATTTCCTTCAAACGTCAATCTATCCATTATTCTCCTCCTGAACGCCGCGCCATTGCCAATTGTTATCGTTGTTATATTCGCACCCAGTACAAATATCACGGTTGTAATGGTCGTTATAATAACACGCTTCACATTTCCAGTCACTGCGTTTTCGCAGAGTGTTTAAATCCTCCACCGCCTGATCTCTTTCACGCTTTAGGCGGTTGCGTTCTTGTCCCAGCCTGATAATTTCCGCGTCTTTCGTCCTGCAAAAATCCAAGGTCTCCTCGGCTTGATCGAGTTTAGCTTTCAGCATTCGGATTTTATCAGCCAGGCGTTTATTGGTGTCTATTGCGCTTTGGCCGTTTTGCGCCAGTGCTTCCAATATTTTAATGGCTTCGGCGGCCTGATTATCTAGATCAGAATCGATAAGCGCCGCTCGCATTCTCAACAGTTCGACTAATTCCTCATACATGGCTAATCCTCCTCAGGTGGTTCTGGAAGCGGCTGCCACCATGAAACAACAGCGTTTTCCCATACAGGGTATTCATCAATGAACCACCCGCCCGTCTTGTTCCACGATCCGAGCTGATATGCGTTGTGAAGTGTAATATTTGTTTCGGGCTTTCCGTTTACAATACACAAAACAACTTCGTGTTCTTCCGGTAGCCTGTCATTAACACTGATCCAGCCGTTGTTTGTCATAGCTCAGTCCTCCAAATCCATCTTAGCGCCGCAGTTGGGGCAGTAGTTGGATTTTGTCATAATTCCTCTTGTGCCTACTGTATACTTTCCGCAAGCAGAACACTCAAGCACCGGGACAATATCATTCCATATATTTTCTTTCTGTACTTCTAT